GTGAGCGCCGCCGAACTGACCGCGCTGGCCGAGGATCGCCATCCCTGGGATTGGTATGTCGACGAGAGCTGGTGCACCGAGGCGCTGATCGCGACCCTCGGGCTGGGAGCTTTCGCGGGCCAGCATATCCATGATCCGTGCTGCGGACGCGGGACGATTCCCGAGGTCTTCGACCTGTTCGGATTCGAGGTGTCGGGCGGCGATGTCGAGGACCGGCGCGGCTCTTTCGAGTTCGCGGTCGGCGACTGGCCGTTCGCGATCCGAGATTTCTTTCGCGAGAATCCCGAGGGCTTCGCGGAGCCCACGTCGATCGTCTTCAATCCGCCCTACAGCACGCAAAACGGCTGCATCGTCACCGGCCTCACGTCGATGATGGTCGCCAAGGCGCTCCGAATGGTCAGCGACAAGGTGTGCGTGCTCGTCCCGCTCAAGTGGCTGTCGAGCGACCAGCGGTACCGGCTTTTCCAGCGCAAGATGCCCTCGGACATCCTGATCCTGATGGAGCGGCCGTCGATGCCGCCGGGCCACCTGATCCCGAGCATGGGCGAGAACGCCTTCACCAGCGGCAAGGCCGATTATTGCTGGGTGGTCTTCGACAATCGCGTCGTCACCCAGCCTGGTGACACGCGCACCCATTTCGTGAAGCCGCGCGATGCGGCGTTCAAGCAGGCGGAGCGCGGCCGATGACGAAGGCGAAACTGACGCGCGCCGAGCAGCTCGCGCGGCACCGCAAAATCTTCCTCCTCGCGCGCGAGCGCGATGTCTCGCTGGGCGAGGCCGAGCAGCTGCTCGCGCGCGAGGAATGGCTTGCGGCGCAAGAGCGGCTGAAGGCGACGCGCGCCTGTGGCCGCACCTTCGCCGCGCGCCAGATCGAGGGCGGCGCGCCGCGCCGATTCCGCTTTCAGATCAAGGGCGACGAGCCCTGGATGATGAGGGACTGACCCATGCCTGACGCCTGTTACGTCTGCGATTCCCCCGAGCTGGTCGACGGCGCCGACCTGCGCAATCCGACCTGCGCCGGTCATGTTTCGGCGCGCGATCATGTGGTCAGCAACCAGACCGCCCCGGCGCCTTATGGCGGCACCTATTCGCTCGCCATCTGCCAGTGCGGCTGGTCGGTGCGCCGCCTGCGCGGCGGGAAGGCGGTCGCCGACGAGATCACGCGGCTGGTTCGCGCGCATTGGATCGCCGTTGCGGAGGCCGCGCAGTGAGCAATATTCGCCAGATCAGCGACCCGGCGATCGCCACCGCCATGCTCGCGACGATGCAGTCGATCGACAGCTCGCGGTCGGCGCCGTCGAGCATTTCCCAGCCGCGCTGGCGAATCCTGCAGTGCATCGCGAAGGCGGCGCCGAACGTGCCCACTTCGCGCGAGTTGATGCTTTGCAGCGGGCTCAACAGGGCGGCCTTGGCGGAGCATGTCCAGGCGCTCCAGTGGAAAGGCTTGCTCGCAATGGGCGGGTATCGCCTGTCGCCGAGCGCTGCCGCGATGGTGGGGCTGGAGAACGCCCGTCCGTCGAGCGATGCGAAGTCGATGACGTCCACGCCGGCGCCGACGATCATCGGTGTCGACCTGTCGAGCCGCCCTGATATCTCCGTCGAGACGACCATCACTTTCGGCGCTGATGGCAAAATAGCCAAGATCGTGCCGCACTTGCCGATGGACCCCGCCGATGTGCCGGCTTGCATGCGGCCCGATTGCCTGCCGCCAGTGGAGCCCGTGTCCGAAAAATGCGGCATTCTTCGGACAAACAAACAGGGAAACAAACATGGCCGGGGTAGCGCAGCGGTAGCGCGCCCGATCGAAGGGGATGGTCAACTCGATCGGGTCGCTCCCGATCGTGCCCTGCCGACAACGGAGGAGGTCGCAGGTTCGAATCCTGCCCCCGGCCAACCTGCCGAGCGCCGCGTCGCCGATCTGACACCTGAGCTGGTCGCCAGCCTTCGCGCGGGAATGCCGGCGCGGAAGGTGTTGCCGCAGGCCGCCGATGCCGATCTTGTCTGGACGGGTCGCGGCGAGCAGCGCGACGATGGCTGGCAGAGCGCGGCGCGCGCCGGCAGTGCCATGCTTCTTGATGCGCTTCGTCGCCATCACCCCGAACGCTGCGGGGCACGGTGATGGGCAAGCGCCAACCCGCCTTTGACGATCGCCAGCTGGCGTTCAACCTCGACGCGTTCAACGTGCCGATGCCGGAGCGCTTCGACGGGGCTCTCGCCCATCTGCCGCGCATGATCTCTTCGTCGGTGGCGCGGATTCTGCAAGAGGACGGCCGCTCGCGGCACGTCATGGCCGGCGAGCTGTCGCGACTGCTCGGCACCGAAGTCAGCAAGATGACGATCGACGGCTGGGCCAGCGAGTCCCGCGACCGATTCAATATCTCGGCCGCGCACTGGATCGCGCTGCTCGCCGCTACCGACCGCGTCGACGTGCTCGACGGCATCGTCCGCCCGGCGCTGGGCGTCGCGGTGTTCGAAGGCCCGGAGGTCGCCACGGCCGAGCTGGGACACATCGACCGCCAGATCGCCGCGCTGCGCGATCGCCGCAAGAAAATCGAACAACGGGCGGTGCCAATCCGCCGAGCCGAGGGATCACGATGAAGTTCCAAGGGGGGAAATACTGGTTCACCGCTGCCGAGCTCGCCGAGCTGAAGCTGCCGGGGCTCCCGTCGACGAAGCGCAAGGTGAACGAGCGCGCGTCGAAGGAATGCTGGGCGCTTCAGGTCGACGGCGACGGCATGCCGCTGGCGCGGACGCGCCAGGCGCGCGGTGGCGGACTGGAATATCATGTCTCGATCCTGCCCGCGGCGACGCAGGCGGCGCTGATGCGGCGCGGCATCTCGGCGGCCTGTGAGCCGGTCGAGGACGAGCGGCTGCGCCAGGGCACGATGTGGAGCTGGTACGAAGCGCAGTCCGACAAGGTGAAGGCCGAGGCCGAGCGCCGCAACGCAATCCTGACGCAGGTATTCGCGCTGATCGAGCAGGGCATTTCGACGTCGACCGCGGTGTCGGCGCTGTCGATCGGCGAGAAGGTCGGCATGTCGACGCTCTACAGCTGGATGGCGCTGGTCGACGGCGTCGCTGCGTCCGATCGCCTGCCGCACCTTGCGCCGCAGCGGAAGGGCGGCGGGCGCGAGGCCGAGTGTCACCCCGAGCTGATGCAAATTCTGGTCTCGGACTATTTGCGGCCCGAGCAGCCGACATTCTCCTCCTGCTATTGGCGCACCAGCCGCATCGCCGAGGCGCGCGGCCTCTCACTGCCCGGTGAGAAGACCCTGAAGCGTCGTTTCGACCGGGAGATCGACAAGCGGCTCGTCACGGCAAAGCGCGGCGGCAAGGATGCGCTGCGGCAAATGCTGCCTCCGCAGCGCCGCTCGCGCGCGCACTTCCACGCGATGGAAGCGGTGAACATCGACGGCCACAAGCTCGACGTCTTCGTCCGCACGCCCAGTGGCAGGGTGATCCGCCCGATCATGGTCGCGATCCAAGACCTCTTCAGCGGCAAGATGCTGGCATGGCGCCTAGGCGAGAGCGAGAGCGCGCTGCTGACTCGTCTGGCCTTCGCCGACCTGTTCGCCAATTACGGGATTCCCAAGGCCTGCACGCTCGACAACGGCCGCGCGTTCGCGTCGAAGGAAATCACCGGCGGCGCGAAGACCCGATATCGCTTCACGATCCGGGCCGACGATCCGACCGGCCTGCTGACTGCGCTGGGCATCAAGACCAACTGGGCACGCCCGCATCACGGCCAGGCGAAGCCGATCGAGCGCTTCTTCCGGGATGTCGCAGACGTGATCGCTCGCGACCCGCGGTGCGCCGGCGCCTACACCGGCAACCGGCCCGATGCGAAGCCCGAAAACTACGCCTCCAAAGCCGTCGAGTGGGATGATTTCGTGCGCATCGTCAACGCCGGCATGGTGGCGCTAAATGCCCGGCGCGGCCGTCGCAGCGAGACGGCGAACGGGCGCAGCTATGACGAGACCTTTGCCGCGAGCTACGCCACCGCGCCGATCGGCAAGGCAACCGAGGAGCAGCTGCGCCTCGCGCTGCTGACCGCCGACCGCGTCACCACCGACCGCAAGAGCGGCATGATCAAGCTGGCGCACAACCGATACTGGGCGCCCGAGCTGATGCAGATCGCGGGCCAGAAGGTCACGATCCGCTTCGACCCCGACCATCTGCACGGCGACATCCACGTCTATGACGCGGCGGGCCGCTTCCTGGTCACCGCGCAGCTGATCGAGGACAGCGGATTCGACAGCCTGGACGCGGCGCGCGCCCGCGCGAAGCTGGAGCGCGAGCATCGCCGCGCGGCCCGCGAGCTGGAAGAGCGCGAGCAGCTGCTCGCCGCCTCGGCGATCGCGTCGATGCTGCCCGACGTCGGCGAGGACGATCTGCCCGAGCCGCAAGTCATTCGCCCGATCCGCGTCGCACATCGCAACGGCGCCGCCGCTGCTGCGGTCAAGGTCGAGCACCATGAGCCAGTCAGTTTCATGAACAAGTTCGGGGCGGCGGTGTCGCAGCTCCGGATTGTTGAGTGAAAGCCGCGGCGGAGGGGTCTGAGCCTCCGCCGCGGACAGTGTCCCTGAGAAGACGAGAAGGAAAGTAGCATGAACAACCCCGAAAACCAGCCTATCGATATCGAAGACCAGCGCGCCTTCATCATCGATCACAAGGCTGCAACCGGCATGAGCTGGACGGAGATCGGCAAGCGCACCGGCATCGCGGCGGGCACGATCAGCCAGTTCGGCAGCGCCAAGGGTTATGCCGGCGACGAGAAGCGCCTTGCCGAACAGGTCTATCGATATCGGCAGCAGCTCGCCGCTCAGGCCGCGATCAAGGTCACCGCCCCCGAAATTCCGGGTTTCTTTCGCGGGCCGACCGCCCAGGACGTCGAGACCGCGCTTTCGTGGGCGCAGCGGGGCCGCATGGTCGTCATCGCGACCGGCGCCGGCATGGGCAAGACCAAGACGATCCAGAATTATCGGGATAGCGTGTCGAACGTGTGGGTCGTAACGATCGCGCCGAGCAGCGCGGGCGTGATGACGATGCAGCAGAAGACGCTCGCGGCGCTCGGCGATCGGGAGGCCAACGGCCCGCCGAACAAGCTTACCGCGCTGATCATTGCAAAGATCAAGGACACCGGCGGCCTGCTCATCTTCGACGAGGCACAGCATCTGTCCGAAAAGGCGATCGAGGAAATCCGCGCCTGGCATGACGAAACGGGCGTCGGCATCGTCCTGTCGGGCAATATCAAGGTGCTGACCCGCCTCGAGGGCGGCAACCGCCGCGATGCCTTTGCGCAAATCTTCAGCCGCGTCGCGCACCGTATCGTGCGCGCCCAGCCGCTGCAGGGCGATGCCGACGCGCTTTGCGATGCATGGGGCGTTTTCGACGACGCGAGCATCCGCGCGATCCGTGAAATCTGCATGAAGCCGGGCGCGCTCCGCGGCGCGACCTTCACGCTCGAGCTGGCGCACATGATCGCGGCCAGCGAGGGCGTGGCGGTCACCGCGGGCCATATCCGCGATTGCTGGGCGCAGCTTTCGACCCGGCAGGTGGCGGTATGAGCGCGCTCACCAGCACCGAAACCCATCTGGCGGGACAGCTGGGCGTCGCCGACGATCTGCTCTCACGGGCCAATCTGTTCCTGCGGATCGAGGTCTCGGCCGCGATCGAATGTCACAGCACGCTTCGCGGCGAAGGCAATGCGGTGGTGCCGGTACCGGGAACGCTCTGCGCCGATGTCGTCGACGACATTGAGCGCCATGTCCAGCTGATCCGCGACATCGAGGCGCATCTGGCGGGCGAGCCCTGGGAAGGCCCGGTTGGGTGGTTCGATGACGTGATTCAGCGCCGAAACGGCTGGGAAGGCGGTGTGCGATGAGCAGGCTCTCAAAGGTTCGTGATGCCCTGACGCGCAATGGCGTCGACAGCGCGGCGGTCATCCTCGCGCAGCTGGCGATCATCACGGTGGCCGAGATCGTCGCGATCTCGCTGATTCTGCTGATTGCGGGGGCGGGCCGATGACCGCGCTGCGCACCCCCGCCGAGCGGATCGACATGATCATTGAGGAGGCGTGCCAGCGCTGGTCGGTCGACCGTGCCGAGCTGCTAGGCACGTCACGCCTTCCCAGCCTGGTCACGGCGCGGAAGGCGGTCGTCCTCGCGCTGCGCGAGTTCGCGCCGCGGCGGATGTCCTATGAGCAGATCGCCCATGTGCTCTGCCGCACCGGACACGTCTCGCTCCTCCGCCTCGCCAAGGACGGCAGGGCGCTGCGCCAGGCGTCGCCCGGCTTCGCGCGGGGTGTGGACGCGCTGGTCGCGATCGCGCAGGGGAGCATAGCGCGCGGCGGCTCGTTCCTAATGGTCGATCTGCCCGGCGTCGGACTGGTCCCCGAAATGAACCGACCGGCACTGTCGAGGTCGGTCCAGTGAGCGCCCCCGCCCGCCAGACATCGATCGACTCGCGCGATCAGCGCCGCCGCGCGCTGCTCGCAAAGGTCCATATCGCGAAAAAGCAGCTCGGCCTCGACGAGGACGATTATCGCGCCGTCATCTTCCAGTATTGCGGATCGATGTCGGCGGCCGACGCGACCGAGCAGCAGCTGGCAAAGGTCGTCCAGCATTTCGGCCAGCGCGGATTCCGGACCAGCGCCAAGGGCGTGCCGGGCCGCCGAGCGCCTGCCGTGGATACGCCCAGTGCGCGCAAGGCGCGGGCGCTGTGGATCTCGCTCCATCATCTCGGCGCGGTGCGCAATCCGTCCGAGCAGGCGCTGGAGGCCTTCGCGTGCCGCCAGCTCAAATGCGAGCAGTGGCGCTGGTCAGACCAGTCGCTCGCCTATCGCCTGATCGAGGCGCTGAAGGCGATGGCAAAGCGCCACGGCTGGGATGTCGGCGACGGCAAATATGTGAAGCTGCACGCCAGCAAGGCGCGGCTGGTCCGGGCGATTCTCGCCAAGCTGGTCGCAGCCGGCATTGCGCATCCCGACTGGACGGTAACCGACGCTCTGTTCCGTCTTACCGGTGAAGAGATCCGCGCGATCGACCTTTCGATGTCGATCGAGGATCTGACGCGCGCCGCGCAGCTGCTCGGCCGCGTCCTCGCCGACCGTTCCCCGCACGTTTCCCCGGAGGCCTGACATGGACAATCAATCGCTCTATCGGAGCACGCTGCGCCGCGATCGCGAAAATATGGAATTCTGGTCATTGCCCTTACTCGAGTCCGCGGCCGATCGACGCCGGCACAAGGCCGCGCGCGATCGCGCGATCGCCTTTACTCTGGGCAGCGGCCTGACCTTTTTCGCGATCCTCGCGCTGGCCGTGCTTATCTGATTTGTCGGAGACGCGCCGCCTCGATTCCCTGGCATTCGACCAGGTGGCTGCCGTGATCGGCAGCGAGGCGGCGCTGCGCCTGTGCGAGCATTTCGGCGGCACCAGCCTCTATGTCCCGCACCGTATGCATGACGGGCACCCGATCGTTGCCGCGCTCGGCCTGGACGCCGCCACGCTGCTCAGCTCCCATTTTACCGGCGACTTCATCACCCTGCCGAACATCTCGCGCCGGCGCGAGATCCACAACCGGCGCCGCGAGGTGCTGCGCCTCGCGGCCGAGAACCCGAACCGCACCGCAAAATCGATCGCGCTTGCCACCGGCTACACGGAGCGGCATGTCCATAACATTATCGGCGAATCCGGCGGCGACCCCCGCCAGCTGAAGCTCTTCGACGACAATTGAAATAGTTCACCTGACCGCCGCTCGCCCCAAGCGTCAAAGCAGCGGCATGGGGAGCGAAACCAACCAATCCGATATCGCCGGAATCGGCCATAACCTGCCCGAGGAAATTCTCGTCCAGGCATGGTCGACGCGCTACGCTTCGGCCGTCGTCGAGCTGCTGAAGACCGAGGGCGGCTTCGTCGACGATCCCGCCGATCGTGGCGGCACCACCAAATATGGCTGGTCGCTGCGCACGCTGGTCATCGAAGGCAAGGTCGACCTCGACGACGACGGCCGCGCCGACTTCGATCTCGACGGCGACGGCGATATCGACGGCTATGACGTTCGCAAGCTTACGCGCGGCGACGCCAAGTTCCTCTATCACCATTGTTTCTGGAAGCGGATGGGCTGCGACAATCTGCCGCGCCCGGTGGGCGAGATGATGTTCGACCAGGGCGTCAATGCCGGCATCGGCAGCGCGCGCCGCCTTCTCCAGCTCGCGATCAATCGTTGCCTCGAGCGCGCGGCCTCGGCGCCGGCGAAGCTGAAGGTCGACGGCGCGATCGGCAAGCAGACGCTCGACGCGATGAATTGGGTGCTGCGCTGGGGCGCGCTGGGCATGCCCGCGCTGGTCGACGCGTTCCGCGTCGAGGTGCGGCTCCGGTACCGCGCGATCGCCGAGCGCACTCCGTCGCAGAAGAAGTTTCTGAAGGGCTGGCTGGCGCGCGCCGACCGGTTGGGGAGGATTTGATGTTCGGCCTGTCGGGACTTCGACTTTGGGGATCGATCGGGGGTCTGCTGGCGTTCGTGGCGCTGCTCGTCGCGGCGTGGACCGGCATCCAGGCGCGCGCCGATCTTCGCGAGCTCCGCGCCGACGTCAAGGCCTGCTCGGCCGCGGCGGAGAAACAGACGGCCGCGGCCGACCGATGCAGCGAGCCGGTGAAGGCGGCGATCGCCGCGGCCCGCGCTGCGAAGGTCTGCGACATCGCGCTGCAAGCCGCGAACCGCAATGCCACGTCGTTCGCGATCCAGTCGGCGTGCTCGACCGCGGTGAAAACCGAGGTAGCGCATCGCATGACGGCCGAGGCGGCAGCGCTGAACGCGGAATTGGAGGTCGACCGGCTGATCGCCGACCAGGCGAAGATCGCCGATCGCGCCGAAGCGCGTGGTCGAGCCGAAGCCAAACGAAAGGATGAGGCCGATGCCGCTATCAAAAGCGCGCCTCCGGCTGCTGGTGGGGTTGGCAAGCGTTGCGACGCTGGCTGCCTGCGCCGGCTCACCGGAAAAGCCTGACCCCGGCGCCGCGCCCGATCCGGTGATCGAGCGCAAGATCGTCGTCAAGCCCGTCTGCCCACCCGAGCTGCTCCAGGACGTGCCCGTCGCGCCAGCGATGCCCGCAGAGGCACTGGTCGAGGCGAGCGACGAAACACTGCGCTGGCTAGGCGCCATATTCTCTCACGCCGCGCTCCTCGAGGAGCGGCTGCGCGACGCAAGGACCGCGTGCCCCGATGACTAACCCAACAACGATCGAAACACGCCCGATCGAACAGCTCCCTGCTGCGACGGCAGTGTCCCCGGCGGCGTTGACGGCCATTCAGGAACCTGGTGGACCGGTCCAGAAGGTTTCCATCGCGCAGCTGTTGGGTCGCCTGATCTCAACCAACGCGGCGAAGGAAACGCGCGCCAACCTGCTCGCCGACCTTGCGCATGCAGCGAACAGCATCGCGCTCGTTTATGCCGATGCCGATCCGGCGTGGAACGGCTGGTATCGCAAGCAGGGCAATTCGGGGGTCGGCACCTGGCTCCAGTTCGAAAAGCTGTCGTCCTTTGCCGAGGCCGAGGTCCAGCAATGGGTCGAGTATGCCCAGTCGGGGGCGCAGGCCGCCGCGGCGACCGCGAACTTTTATGATGGTGGCTTGCTCGCTGCGCATGCGGCGACAGTCGCCGGCGATTATTTTGCCTGCGAGTTCCCGGCGGGCATCATCAGCTATCGCCGCCGTACCGCCAACGGTTCGGCCCAGATCGGCACGGCGCTGACACCCGCGGCGCTGGCGCGAGAGATGGGGGTCGCGCGGGCGCGCCTGCTGCTCACCTCCGACCAGCCCGCCGATGGCGTGCCTGGCGACGCATGGCTGTCGCCGACCTGCATCTTTTACGAACGCCGTCCCCGCGCGCAGATCATGGCCGGCGGCGTCATGGTCGTCGCGGGCGGCATCGCCCCGGTATCCGAATGGGCGCGCGCCGAGAGCCAGCCCATCGCCACCATCCATGAAGCCCTGGTCAACGAAGGAATCCTGTAGTGTACGACGCCAATCCCACGATCTTCGTTCCTGTTCCCGGCGTCGACAACGGCCCCGCGATCCGCGCCCTTCTGGCGAGCGGCAAGCGCTGGATCCAGATCAACGGGTCGGCGCTGCGCCTCGATACGCCGGTGCTGCTCGAGGACGACGGCGTGCCTGCCGATTTTGTCCATATCCAGCCGCATCCATCGATCGCGACCGTCGTCGTCGATCCCAGTGGCATCGGCCGCGACGCAGGCGATCCGACGAACCCGAGCTACGCTGCGTTCGAATATGGCGGGAAGCGCACGACCGCAGGCTATCTTTCGGCACTGGTCGCTGCTGGGTCGCGCGTGCTGCCGGTCAATAATGGCGCGCTCTATGCGCCCGGCGACTGGATCAACGTGTCGAATGCGTCGACCAATCCCGGCGCGACGCTGCTGCCGCTCGACGGACCCGGCGCGAAATACCGCGTCGAAGCGGTGGTCGGCAACAACCTGACCATCGACAGGCCGACCGAGCGTGCGCACCCGAACAACGCCACCGCCAGCAAGTGCAAACCGCTGGTGGGCGCGATCATCGAAGGGCTAACCTTCACCGGCGACTGCACGGTCGGTATCCATATTCATGACGACATAAACGGCACCTACCGCGGCATCCGCACTGTCGGCTGGACGGGCCGAGTGGGCGTGCTCATTGACAATTGGAATATCGGCTCTCTGATCGACGATTGCTTCATCACCGGAACCACGCCGGGCACCGGCGCTCTGGAAAGCGCGTGGGGCGTTGCGATCGAAGGCGGATCGGGGTCGCGCTACAGCCAATGCGGCGGGACGATGTGCGGTACGGGGATCACGATCAATTATGGCTACGATGTCCGCGGGGTCGATACGCTTGCCTTCAGCAACACGGTCAATGTCGCGCAACTGACCGAGTGCGTCGATTGCTTCAATATCCGCCCCCGCACCGCGAACGCATCGGCCCTCGATGTCTCGGAGTCGGGGAGCAACGTCAATTGCGCGGTCGTCGATCGTCGCCAGGCCACCGATGTCGAGATGGGAACGGGCGACAATACGAAAGCCGAATGGCGATCGCTGACGATGGGCGGGCAGTTCGCCGCCACCGAATCGATCCTGGCCTGCGATGAAAACAACGGCCTGCGGCAGGTGAATCCCGCCACGGCGCTGCTGGCTCTAAAAGTCGACGGGTCGATGGAGCGGGAGAATATCTGGGTCGACAGCCCCCAGAACTATGGCGGCAACGTGCAGCTGTCTAATAATCTTCAGCACTGGGCCATCGGGATGCTGTCGTCGGACCCGTTCCGCGACATGGTCATCTACAATGTAACTGCCGGGCAGGTCGATCTTCGGGTCGCCTATGATACAGGGATGATCACGACGCGTGGCGACGTCAACATCGGCGCGGGCAAGGCGTTGAAGATCAACAATGTCACGATGCTAACCGGACGCGGCGCCGCGATCCCCAATGCGGCGGGCGGCGCAACGGTCGATGTCGAGGCCCGCGCTGCGCTAAACGCGCTGCTGGCGCAGCTTCGTCTCGGGACGTTGCCGACGACATGACGATGACGCCATCCGCCTTCTATGCGGCCTGGACGCCGACGCTGCTGTTTGCCGGCGCCGTGAACAAGGCTTCGCCGGCCGACGTGATGATCGTCGCCGGCGGCTTTGAATGGCCGGTCGTTACGCTGGCGCTTGCCGCGATCGGCGTGCTCGCCGCGCGGCCGCTCGCGCCGAAGCGCAACCCGCCGATGGGCCTGGCGAAGAATATCCTGGTCACCGTGATCATGCTCGTCGCTGCGCTGCTCTGGGTACTCGACAGCCGGCCTGGCCTGCTCTTCGCGTTCGTCGTTTCGATCGGCCTCGGTTTCTCCGGCTACACGGTGATCGAGCTGCTGGGCGAAGAGATCGCCGCCTACATCAGACGCGCGATCGGCGCGCTCCCGCTTCCCGGCCTGAAGGCCGGCCAGACAACCAAGCCCGATCAGGAGCCTTCATGAGCGACGTTTTGCAGCTGGCGATTATCCTCTTCATCATTCTCGGCATCGGTGTCGCCGTGTGGCGGGGCGGCCAGGCCAATCCCGAGGGAACTGGCCGCCTCGGCCGCCGCCTCGGCAAGGTAGAGCAGGCCTTGTCGGGGAAAGCGACGACCGAGGACGTCGGCGAGGTTCAGAACGAGATCGCCTCGCTCAACAACAAAATTGCAAGGCTGGAAGCCGAACAGGCCGCCGATCGACGAGTCAACCAGCTGACCTATGAAGCGGTGCGGCGGCTCGAGGACTATTTCCTGAAAAAGGGCACGGGGGTCTGATCGTGGATGTATTCTCCATCATGGCGCAGCTGCTGGTTGGCTGGCTAATCGCGGACTTCCTTTCCGGGATCGTACATTGGGTCGAGGATCGCCTGCTCTGGGTCGACATGCCGCTGATCAGCAAGGCGATCGTCGAGCCGAACCGCCTACATCATGTCGATCCGCAAGCCTTTCTCGCGAGCCCGCTGCTCTCGCGCAACTCGACGACATGGGCTTCCGCGATCGCGATCGCGCTGGCTTGGCTGATGATCGCCGGCTTCAGCTGGATCTGGCTCGGCGCGATCGCCGGCGGGCTCGCCGTGACCGAGGTTCATGCATACTCGCACCGCCAGACCGCGCGTTCCGGATGGTACCGCGCGCTTCAGGAGATCGGCATAGTCCAGTCGGCGCCGCACCATTGGGGCCATCATGCCGGCAGGATGGACACCCGCTATTGCATCCTGACGGGCTGGCTTAATCCGCTGCTCGATCGGCTGCGCCTGTGGGCGCGCCTGGAGAGCGGCATCGAGGTAATCGGCTTGAAACCGAACCGGGGGACCGCGTGAGCTACACTGACTATCATTTCCAGCATGTCCGGCTGACGATCCTTCGGCTCCTGGCCGAGGTGCCGACATATTCTGCCAACGACAGCGTTCTCAACCAGGCGGTGAACGCGATGGGCCTGAGCTGCACCCGCGACCAGCTCCGCACGAACCTCACCTGGCTCCAAGAGCAGCGGCTTGTTTCGCTCATTCTTCCCACGCCCAGTCTGATTGTTGCCGAGCTGACCGAAGCCGGCGCCGACGTCGCCGCGGGACGTTCGATCGTTTCTGGCGTCCAGCGCCCTTCGCCGGGCGCCTGACATGGCGCGCCCTGCTCGCCCCAAGGCCGCGCGCCACCGCCCGTCGTCGATCGACAAGCTCGACAAGGAGGTGCGCGAGCTGATCGGCCAGCTCCGGATGGATCATGGCTGGACGATCGACGAGATCCGCACCCGGCTGCTCGACATGGGGCAAACCGTCAGCCGCTCGGCGCTCGGGCGGCATGTCCGCACGCTTGAGGATATGGCGGCCGAGCTCCGCGAATCGCAGATGATGGCGACCGCACTCGCGCGAGAGACCGGCAACGCCGACCAGTCGCAGATGCTCGACCTCAACAGCCAGCTGCTCCAGGCGAACATGTTCAAGCTGATGCTCGCGACCAAGGACGGCGAGGGCATCCAGCTCGGCGCGAAGGATGCAAAGGATTTCGCCGACGCGCTGCGCTCGATCGCGCTGACCCGCAAGACCGAGCTCGACGTGATCGAGAAGGCGGAGAAGCGCGCGGCGGAGAAGGCGACGAAGGAGGCGGCCGAGAAGGCGACCCGCGCGGCTCGCGCGAAGGGACTGTCGAAAGAGACCGTCGAATCCATCCGCTTCGCGGTGCTGGGCAGCGACACATGAGGCAGTCGCCCGAGGAGGATTTTAAGCGCGCCCAGGACAGTCGCGCTGAGTGGATCAAGCTGCGCGAAATCCAGGGCGATCGTGCGGCGGCCGAGTCCGCGATCTTTCGCCTGCCAAAGGGCGACCTCCTCCTCGGGTACCAGCAGCGGCCCGTCGACTCCCTCTTCAACGGCACCGCGCTGCTCGTCATCGAAAAGTCGCGCCGTATCGGTCTCACCTGGGGGATGGCGGCGTTCGCGGCGCTGAAGGCGGCAGCGGCGCCGGAGGCAGGCGGCCAGAACATCTGGTACATGGGTTACGACAAGGACATGACGCTGGAGTTCATCCAGGTTTGCGCCATGTGGGCTCGCGCCTTCGGCCTCGTCGCCAGCGAGATCGAGGAAGAGGAGGTGCTAGAGGCCGATGAGAAGGGCGTGAAGGCCTTCTCGATCCGCTTTGCCTCGGGCTTCCGTATCACCGCGCTTCCCTCGGTGCCGCGCGCCCTGCGCGGCAAGCAGGGCATCGTCATCATCGACGAGGCGGCGTTCCACAAGAATGTCGGCGAAGTGATCAAGGCCGCGATGGCGCTGCTGATCTGGGGCGGCCAGGTCGTCGTCATCTCGACCCACGATGGCGTGTCGAACCCGTTCAACCTGCTCATCCAGGACATAAAGACCGGCAACCGCGCAGGCGAAACGATGAAGATCACGTTCCGCGACGCGCTCGACGCCGGACTCTATGAGCGGGTGTCGATGGTTTCAAAGACCAAGGGCGTCGATCTTCCCCCGAAGGAAGAATGGGTCGCCGGGATCTACGCCGCCTATGGCGAGGATGCGGACGAGGAGCTCGATTGCAATCCGAAGATCGGCTCGGGCTCGCTGCTCAACATCGCCGATATCGCCGCGTGCGAGCATGCCGATTGCGGCCTGCCCGAGCTGTACCAGGGCGGCATCTGCTATGTCGGCCGCGACGTCGCGCGTCGGCGCGACGGGCAGGTCCAATATTGCATGGAGCTGCTCGGCGACGTCCTCTGGCAGCGCGATACCTATGAAGAAATTGGCCAGTCGTTCGCGCACCAGGACGCCTTCTTCAACCAGCTCTTCAAGACCCGCCGCATCGGCGCGGCCTGGATCGACCAGACCGGCATGGGCGAGAAGGTCGTCGAAGATCTTCAGCGCCTTCACGGTACCAGCCGCGTTCATGGCGAGCTGCTGACTGGGCCGTCGCGCATCGACCTTGCGCTCAGCCTGCACAAGCGCATCCAGGAGCACCGCATCCGGATTCGGTTCGATCCCTTCACCCGCGCCGACCTGATGGCAATCAAGAAGATCGGTTCCGAGCAGTCGGGCGGCATCCGGATCGTCAATGCCGACGACGAGGTCCACGCCGATCGCTTCTGGGCCTATGCGCTCGCCAGCCGTGCGGCCGACATGCCGCCGGCCTTTTATGCATATCGGGGCGTCAATCGCCGCCCCGATCGAGCCGGATCGGAACGCGGCCCCAGCGGCAGGCGCCGCGACGATCGCCCCGATCGGCACGGCCGCGGTAGCCGTTTCGATAGAGGAGCCTTTTAATGCGTGAAGTCGTCCCGCCTGCACCGAAGGCGCCGCCCCTCGTCTGGTCGAACGGCCAGCTGATGCGAACCGAGACGCTGGCGCGCGAGGTTGCGGCGCCGCGGATGATGTCGGTGCGCTCGATCGTCTCGGGCCACCCGGCGAAGGGTCTGACCCCGGCGCGCCTGGCGAGCCTTCTCCTCCAGGCCGAGCAGGGCGACATGATCGCCTATCTCGAGCTCGCCGAGGAGATGGAGGAGAAAGACCCCCATTATCTGTCGGTGCTCGGTACCCGGAAGCGCGCGGTCGCGCGCATGCCGATCGAAGTCGAGGAGGCCGACGACAGCGAGGAGGCGAAGGCTGACGCACAGCTCGTCCGCGACTGGCTGGATCGGGACATGCTCCAGGCCGAGATCTTCGACATCATGGACGCGGTCGGCAAGGGCTTCAGCGTGACCGAGATGATCTGGGATCTTCAGCCCGGCCTTTGGCAGCCCGAGGATCTGAAATGGCGCGACCCGCGCTGGTTTGAATTCGACCGGGTCAACGGCGAAACCTTGCGGCTGCGCACCGCCGGCGAGCCCGAGGCGCTGCCCGCCGGCAAGTTCATCGTCCACTTCCACAAGGCGAAGTCGGGCCTCCCCATTCGTGGCGGTCTTGCGCGTGTCGTCGCCTGGGGATGGATGTTCAAGAATTTCTCGATCAAGGACTGGGTCAGCTTCCTCGAGACATACGGCATGCCGCTGCGCGTCGGTCGCTATGACAATGGCGAGACCGAGGACAATATCGAGATCCTCGCGCGCGCCGTCGCCGATCTCGGCGCGGACGCCGCGGCCGTCTTCCCGAAGACGATGGAGGTCGAGTTCATCGACGGCAAGGGCGGCAGTGCGCCCAGCGACCTCTGGCGATCGATGGCCGAATATATCGACGACCAGGTGTCGAAGGTCGTGCTCGGCCAGACCAACACCACCGACGCAAAGGCCGGCGGGCTCGGTTCGGGGCAAGCCGAGGTGCATGACGGCGTGCGCGAGGATATCGCCGATGCCGACGCCGTGATGGTCGCCGCGACCCTCAACCGCGATTTCGTCAAGCCGCTGATCATCTTCAACCGCGGGCCGCGCCGGAAATATCCCCGGCTGAAAATCGGCAAGCCCGACGAGGTCGACGTCAAGGCGATGACCGAAGCGGCGGCGGCGCTGGTCCCGCTGGGTGTCAAGGTCGGCGCCGACCAGATCCGCGAGCGTGCCGGATTGCCCGCCCCTGAAGCGGGCGAAGACGTGCTGACGGCCGCCGCATCGCCGACCCCGGAAAATTTGCCCGTAGGAGCCCCTCCAGGCACCGCACCCGCCCAGCCCCAGCGCTCGGGTACCCGACTCGGCCTCTTAGACCCTCTTAAACGGCCTGACGGGCAAATCGGTACCGCCAGCGCACCCCCCAATGATCCATCCAGCCGCGATGCGATCGACGAGGCCGCCGATTCCTTCCTCGACGACTGGACCGCGCTGGTCGATCCCGTTCTGTCGCCGGTCGAGCAACTGATCGCGTCGGCCTCTTCGCTCGAGCAGGTCCGCGACGGGCTGACCGGGCTTATCGAACGGATGGACGCCGGCGAGCTGACCGGGATGCTCGCCCTCGCAGGCTTCGCCTCGCGTCTCGCCGGCGATGCCGCGCAGCAGGGTGACGAGCGGGAGGCGAGCTGATGGATATCGGCCGCGGGCTGTTCGACGCCTGGTTCGATTTCGGCCGCCCGACCGCGGCGCCGCATCGGAACGCCGCGGGTGCGATCGTCGTTGCGCCCGTCGACGCACCGCGCTTCGACCATGATCTCGCGGGTAAGCCCACCGGTCTGCTCGTCGAACCGGGAGCCGCGCTGGGCCAGGCAGACCGCGCGCGGCTCCAGATTGATGCAATCGGAGCCACGGTGGCGACCGTGCTGCACGCCCTGCGCGAGGACGACGGGTCGATCTCCCGCCGAGCCTGGTACAGCCGCGACCCGCAAGTGACGATCGACGCATGCTTGGGTCAGGCGGGGCGCCATATCAGTATCGCGGCAATTCCGGGTTATAGGCCCAACGCGGGCGGCTTTGTCCGGTACCGCGGCGTTGACTGGCAGCTCGCAGGTGTACTGGACGGCGGCGTCGGCACGGCGATCGGCGACGGCAGCGGCCGCGCTCTGATCGAGGGCTGAGATGGCCGACGACGCGATTCCGGTCGGCCTGCCACCGCGCGAGGCGGTCGAATGGTTCCGCGCTAAAGGCTTTGTCTTCGGATTCTCGTGGCAGGATGTCGAACGCGAGGAGCACGGCCGCGCCTTCACGGTCGCCAAGGCGATGACGCGCGATGTTCTCGAGACAATCCGCGAAGCGGTCGACCGGGCGATCGCCGAGGGCGAGACGCTCCAGATGTTCGCGAAAGAGCTGCGCCCGCGGCTGGAGGCGGCGGGCTGGTGGGGTCGGCGGGAAATGACCGACCCCGCGACCGGCGAGACCGAGCTCGTCCAGCTCGGCAGTCCGCGGCGGCTGAAGACGATCTTCGAGACCAACATGCGCACCAGCTATGCCGCCGGGCGATGGGAGCGGATCGAGCGGAACAAGCGCGCCTTTCCCTACCTCGAATATGTGTCGGTGATGGACGGGCGCGAACGGCCGCAGCATCACGCCTGGCACGGCACCGTGCTGCCGGTCGACGATCCCTGGTGGGACACGCATTATCCGCCGAACGGCTGGGGTTGCCGCTGCCTGCCCAAACCGGTGTCGCGCGGCCAGGCCGAACGGCGCGGGCTGAAGCTGACGCCGCCGCAGGCCTTTCCCGATCGCCAGTGGATCAACCGCCGCACCGGCGAGATCCAGTCGATCGAGCGCGGCATCGATCCGGGCTGGGATTATCATGTCGGCAAGGCGCGGAGCGATGGGCTGGCGCCGACGCCCTATCGCGGCGACGGCCTCGCGGCGATGAGCAGCGTCTCAGGCGTCCATGCGAAGGCCGTGAGCGCCTTCTTGTCCGCCTTCGGCATGACGACCGAGGCGGCGCAGATCGCGGGTACCAGCTTCGTCGACGCCGGCGGCTGGCCGATTGCGATCGCGGCGAGCTGGTTTCTGGACCAAGGCGCGACCGTGCTGCCCGCGGGCCTCGCCGCGTCCGGGCTCGTCGACGTCGGAACCGCGATCCGTTCGCCCGCCGAGATCCGCTGGCTCTGGATCGCCGCGAAGGATGGACCGGTGCAACTCGTCCGCCGCTATTTCGGGCCGGCCGACGCCGCCGGCAACGTGATGGTCGTCGATATCGCGCGCTGGTGGCGCGCGCGTCGCGTCTCCGCCGATCGCGCCGCCATGATGCGCAAGGGCATCGTCGCCTGGTCATCGAACGACAGCCGATAGCCTCTGGCCCGAATCGGACGGGCATGCCATGACCGCGATGGGCGCTGCCCTCATTCCCCTGAAATAGTTCATCTGACGCGGCTTGCCCGCCGCCTTCATAGCACCCTCATCGACCGGCGCAGGGCCGGACGCGGGGAGCGTTGTCCAGGTGAACAGGGGGAAGAAACCGTGCGTTGACCAATATGCCGTGGGCGGCGCGATCGCGATCGCGTCGGCCGCCGGTCAGGAGAGCACGCCCCCCAAGGTCATCCAGCTTTTCCGCATTGGCGCGCACCCGTCACGCAACGGCAAGCCGCCAGTCATCCGTATCGACGATCTTGCCCATGCCGAGCGCATCGTCGCGGCCAGCGCCGCCTATCACAGCTCGAACGACATGGTCATCGACTATGATCACCAGTCGGTGTTCGGCGCCAAGCCTGGTGTCGGCGGCCGCGCCCCCGCCGCGGGCTGGGCGCCCAAGCTGTTCGCCAACGACGAAGGCATCTTTGCCGAGGTCGACTGGACCGAGGGCGCGGCCAGCGCGCTCACGAAGCGCGAGTATCGCTATATCTCGCCGGTCTTCACCCACGATCGGCAGGGACGCCCGATCGCCGTCATCAACGCGGCGCTGACCAACACGCCGTCGCTCGATCTCGCCGCAGTGGCGAGCGCCCTTTCACAAACCGATGGAGACGAATCCATGAATTATGGACCCATCGCCAAGGCATTGGGCCTTGGCGAAGACGCGACCGAGGAGGAAGTCCTCCGCGCGATCGCGAACATGAATGGCAGCGCCGCCACGATGACGGCGATCGCCACGGCGCTCGGCGCCGAAGCCACGGCCGATCTGGTCGCCGCGGCGACCGCGCTGAAGGCGAAGGCCGACAACGCCGGTAATCCCGACCCGGCGAAGTTCGTCCCGGTCGAAACCGTCGCGCAGCTGACCCAGTCGGTCCAGTCGCTCTCCGCCGGCCTCGCCGCCGTGCAGGAAACGAACCGCAAGGCAAAGATCGATGCGGCGCAGGCCGATGGCCGCCTGCCCCCCGCGCTCGTCGCCCATGCGTCGTCGATCACCGACGAAACCGCGCTGGACGCCTTCCTGGGCGCGCTGTCGCCTGGAGCGCTCGGCAAACCGGCGGTCGAGGGCGATCCTGGTAGCGCCAGCGGCCAGCTGACCGCCGAAGAACTCGCCGCCTGCACTGCGCTGGGCGTGACCGAGGAAGAATTCATCGCCGAGCGCGATGGTGACGCGAAGGGAGCGAAATAATGGCGTTGGCCGCTGAAAAGGGGACCAAGTCCCGCGATGGCAAGACGTACAACCGCGCGGTCGCGGCGAACGTCAAGATCTGGCAGGGCGCCTTCGTGGCGCTCAGCGCGACCGGCTATGCCACGCCTGGTGCGGTCGCAACGACGCTGAAGGCGGATGGTATCGCGCTTTCGACCGTCGACAACACCGGCGGCGCCGCCGGCGACAAGACCGTCGAGGTGGAAAAGGGCGTTTTCCAGTTCAAGAACAGCACCGCCGGCGACGCCATCGCGATCGCCGATATCGGGAACGATTGTTACATCGTCGACGATGAAACCGTCGCCAAGACCAACGGCGGCGCCACCCGCTCCATCGCCGGAAAGATCGCAGACGTGGACGCCCAGGGCGTCTGGGTCCGCATCGTCTGACGCGCGCACCGAAACGAAAGGAAAGCATCCGTGATCGTCAATACCGGCAATCTCAAGACGCTCGGGACCGGCTTCAGCGCCGCGTTCAACCGTGGCCTTGGCCAGGCTGCATCGCAGCTGGGCGTTATCGCCACCACCGTGCCGTCGACCACTGGCCAAAATGAATATGGCTGGCTCGGCAAATTCCCCAAGATGCGCGAATGGCTGGGCGACCGTGTCATCAACAGCATCTCGCAGTCCGATTATGTGATCAAGAACAAGGACTGGGAAAACACGATCGAGGTCGATCGCAACGACATCGAGGACGACAATATCGGCATCTACAGCCCGCTCTTTACCGAGATGGGCCTCGCAACCGCCGCGCACCCCGACGAGCTCGCCTGGGGGCTGCTGAAGAACGGCTTCGCCACCAACTGCTATGACGGCCAGTATTTCTTCGACACCGATCACCCGGTGCTCGACGAGAACGGCGTCGCCTATTCGGTATCGAACAGCGGCGGCGGGGCCGGTTCGCCCTGGTTCCTGATCGACGACACGCGCGCGCTGAAGCCGATCATCTTCCAGGAACGCAAGAAGGCGCAGTTCGTCGCGAAGGATTCGCCGACCGACGACAATGTCTTCAGCCGCAAGAAGTTCGCCTATGGCGTCGACGCCCGTTACAACGTCGGCTTCGGATTCTGGCAGTTCGCCTATGGCAGCAAGCAGGCGCTCGACGCCGCTGCCTACAAGGCGGCCCGCGCGGCGATGATGGCGCTGAAGGGCGACTATGGCCGTCCGCTCGGCATCCGCCCGACCCTGCTGATCGTCGCCCCGGCGAACGAAGAAGCGGCGCTGAAGATCGTCAACAGCGAATATGCCGCCGGCGGTGAAACCAACCCCTGGAAGGGCACCGCGAAAGTCGAGGTCGTGCCGTGGCTGGCCTGATCCGCGTTCGCGCGATCGCGACCTCGCGCCGTCGCGCGGGCCTTGCCTTCACCCGCGAACCGCTGGTGGTCGGACCGGAAAGCCTGGGCGATGGCCTCGACGCGTTGCGCGCCCTTGCGTCGATCGTCGGCGATCCGGTGCTCGTCGTTGAGACCAGCGGCGAGGATGATCCCGAAGCCTTTGTCGAGATCGGCCACGACGATCGCCAGGCACTCATCGACATGGCGACTGCGGCCGAGCTCGCGGTCGACGAGGACGAGGCGAAGGCGGCGATCGCCGATATCGTCGAGCGGCTGATCGGCACCAAGGAATTGCAGAGCCCGGAAGGGGCCGACGATGAAGGGGACGACGCCGCGGCGCCGGAACCGGAGCCCGAGGCAAAGGCGGACGGCGGCACGATCGCGGCCCCCGCTGTTGAAACCCCTCCGGCATCGGACGCGTCGGCGGCGCCCGGTGAGCAGTCTCGCGCTGGGGCGGACGCATCGGGGGCGGTACCGGCCGCCGGTGCGGACGCAGGGAATCAACCGGAGGACACCCAGCATCCTCCGGTCGCCGAAGCCAAATCCGGCGATGCTTCGAAGGATGAGCCGGCCCCGTCCACGACGGTTGCCAAACCGGCTCGCTCTTCGGGTCGCAAGCCTGCGGCGCCCACGAAGGCCGCGGGCTGACGGGGGAAGGCGCGGCGGCTCCTTGCAGATACGCCGCGCCTGACCTCTCCCTCATTTCCAGCATGAGCACCCATGTCGATCGTCTATGCCACCCTTGCCGATATGCAGGCCACGTTCGAGGAGCGCGACCTTGTCCAGCTCTCGGACTGGGCGGGTGCGGGCGAGATTGACGCGGATCGGATCGAGCGCGCCCTCAAAAAGGCCGGTAACGAGATCGACGGCTATGTTTCCGCCAAATACGGTGATCGCAGCGCGCTGCCGGTCCCGCCGCTGCTGACCGAGATCGCCTGCGACATCGCATTTTACGAGCTGCACCGCTCGACCCCGCCCGAGGGCGTGACCAAGAAGCGCGACAATGCCGTTGCCCGGCTGCGCGATATCGCCTCTGGCAAGATGAAGATCGACGAGGGCGTCATCGACGCCCAGCCGGCGCGGGCCGGCGCGATCCACTTTGCCGGTCGCAAGCGCTTCAGCCGCGAAGAGCTGGACGGCTCGCTATGAGCGGCACGTCCTTCCGCGTCAGCATCTTCGGCGACACCCAGGCGGAGCGTGAAATGGCCGCGCTGGTCGATGCCGGCGAGGATCTGACCGAATTCAATGACGCGCTCGGCCTGGTGCTCGAGTCGAACACGATCGACCGCTTCGACCGCGAGACCGCGCCCAGCGGCGCGCGCTGGCCCAAGAGCATGCGCGCCGAGGTCGAGGGCGGCAAGACGCTGACTGACACCGCGCGGCTGAAGGGTTCGATTGCCTATGAATCGAACGCGACCGAGATCCGCGTCGGCACCAATGTCATCTATGGGGCCATCCACCAGCTCGGCGGCACGATCCGCGCCAAGGGCGGCGGCAAGCTGAAATTCCAGCTGCCCGGCGGGCTGGGTTTTCGCTCGGTCGAACAGGTCACGATCCCGGCCCGCGAATATCTGGGCTTCGGCGCCGAGGATCGCAGCGACGCCGCGGCGCTGTTCGAGGACTTCTTCGCTGGCAAGGCGCCCAATCTCTTCGTCGGGGGCCGCGCATGATCTGGATCTTTCTCGCCATCATTTGGATCGGCGGCATTTTCGGCCTGATGTCGCAGCGCTTCATCCGGTCGCGCACCGATGTCTGGCCGCTCGTCGCGATCTGGCCGATCCTGCTGCTCTACATCGTCTTCATCCTGCTCTATGAGGGCGCCGGCCTCGCCGCGCGCAAGCTTATGGAGCTGCGGCTGTGATCGCCTCGATCGAGCTCGCCATGATCGCGGCGCTGCGCGTCGTGGCGGAGACCCGTCCGCTCGGCTACGCCTGGCGCACGCTCGAAACCTATCCCGAGGAGTGGGACAGCTACCTCAAGGAGAAGGGCGACTGGAAAGCGCCCGCGGCCTGGGCGGTGTTCGCCGGCGCCACGTCGCTGCGCTTCACCGATCTCGGCGGCATCCGCGTCGAGGGGGCACAGTTCGGCCTGGTCGTCGCGGCGGAGAATTTGCGCAACGAGGCCGCCACTCGCCACGGCGGCCCTGAAGGCACGGCGGAGCCGGGCAGCTATCAGCTCGCCCTGGACGCGCTGTCGATCCTCGCTGGCAGCAAGCTCGGCCTCGACATCGATCCGCTTCAGCCGCGCGCCATCCGCCTCGTCCGGCCCTTCGACGCGCTGAAGGAGCGCAAGGTCTCGATGCTCGCGCTCCAGTTCGAGACCGGCTTCGAATTCTCGACCTTCCCGGTCAACGCCGAGCTCGACGCTTTCGAGACGCTGCACATGGATTGGGACGTCCCGCCGTTCGGCGGCATCGATGGCGACGACGAAGAGGACGGCATCCAGCTGCCCGCACCCGCAACCGGTCCCGGCAGCGCCGACGCCGCCGACCATCTGATCCTTCCGCAGGAGTAGTTCATGATCAGCTTCAACCAGATCCCGGTCAGCCTTCGCGTTCCCGGCGCCTATGTCGAATTCGACAGCAGTCGCGCCGGCGGCGGCCTTCCCGCACTGCCCAACCGCGTGCTCGTCATCGGACAGAAACTCGCCGCCGGTACCGCGCCGTCGCTGGTCCCGCAGCGCATCTTCGGAACCGCCCAGGCCGAGCAGCTGTTCGGCAAGGCCTCGATCCTCGCCCGCGCGATCGGCGCGTTCAAGGCGGCGGACCAGTCGAGCGAGTGCTGGGCGATCGCGCTGACCGATCTGGCCGGAGGTACCGCCGCCACCGGCACTATCACCGTCACCGGCCCGGCCACCGCCGCGGGCACGATCGCGCTGATGATCGCGGGCCAGAAAGTACCGGTCGGCGTGGCGAACGCCGCCGCCGCGGCGACCGTCGCCACCGCGATCGCCGCCGCGATCAACGCGAAGACGACGTTGCCGGTGTCGGCCGCCGCGGTCGGCGCCGTGGTCACGCTGACGTGCCTGCACAAGGGCACGGCGGGCAACGATATCGATGTTCGCCACAGCTATTACCAGGGCGAGGCGCTGCCCGCCGGCATCGGCCTGGCCATCGTGCCGATGGCCAACGGGGCGGGAGATCCGGACTATGACGCGCTGGCCGACGCGATCGCGGACGGCGATTACCGCACCTTCATCCTCGCGCACCACTCGGCGCCGGTGCTGACGTCGGTCGAGACCGAGCTGCGCGACCGCATGGGGCCGACGCGGATGCTCGAGAGCTTTTGCTGGACCGCGAAGCGCGGCGACCTTGCCAGCCTTGTCGCCTTCGGCCCGACGCGCAACAGCGAGTTCGTGAGCATCATCGGCACCGGCGTCTCGCCGACGCCGACTTGGGAATGGGCGGGCAATTACGGCGCGGTCGGCGGCTACTACAGCGCGATCGACCCGGCGCGCCCGCTCCAGACGCTACGCCTCGACCAGGTGCTGCCGCCGGCGGAGAATGTCCGCTTCGGCCGTGCCGATCGCGAGGCACTGCTCGCGGTGGGCATCGCGACCTATGCGGTCGGCGGCGACGGCAGCGTGACGATCGAGCGCACGGTCACCAGCTATCAGAAGGACGCCTATGGCCAGCCGTCGACGGCTTTCCTCGACGCCGAGACGACGCTGACCCTGTCCTACATTCGCGTCGCGGTGCGGTCCCGCTTCCTGTCGAAGTTCCCGCGCCACAAGCTCGCCGACGATGGCACCCGCTTTGGCGCCGGGCAGTCGATCGTCACGCCGTCGACACTGCGCGCCGAATATGTCGCGCTGTTCCGCGAGCTCGAGGAGGCGGGGCTGGTCGAGAATATCGACCAGTTCAAGGCCGACCTGATCGTCGAGCGCGATGCGGCCGACCGCAACCGCGTCAACGCGCTGCTGCCGCCCGACCTCGTCAACCAGCTGCGCATCCACGCCAGCCAGGTCCAGTTCCGCAGCTGAAGCAATCGCCGCTGAAGCGGGCGTGAGCGCCCTCTTTGCGGCCCATAAGAGGAGTATCAGATGGCCAATCCCAACCAGGTCGTCGGCCAGGCGCGCATCAAGGTCGACGGCGACACGCTCGACACCGATGGTGAAAGCACGCTCGAGCTCGGCGGACCCGTCCGCGAGGCCCAGCGCGGCGATTACCAGGCAGGCGCCTTCAGCGAGAAGACCGCCGAATCAAAGCTGACGGTGAAGATCCTCGTCAAGCGTGGCACCAGCCTGACCGCGCTGCGCGACATCGACAACGCGACGATCGATTTCCAGACCGACACCGGACAGAGCTTCCTGATCCGCAACGCCTATGTCGCCGAAGTGGTCAGCCTGTCGACGAGCGACGGCAAGGCCGACCTCGTGTTCCAGGGCCCGCCGGCCGAGGAGCTGAGCTGATGCCGGACACCTACATCCTAAAGCACCCGATCACCGAAAAGGGGACAGGCGCTGTCATCATCGGCGAAGTCGTCGTCCGCCGCCCCAAGGGCAAGGACATGAAGGCAGCGGATAAGGCCGAGAGCGACTTTCACGGGTCGATGGTCCTGATCGACCGGCTTTGCTCGCTACCCGGTGGCGGCGACGTGCCGGCGAATTTCTCGGACGAGCTCGACGTAGAGGATCTCGACGCGCTGGGGGAGCTTGTAACGGCCATGCTGCCCGGTGGCCGGAAGACTGGCGCGACCACCTAGGGTTGCTCGCGGCGCGCTTCGGATGGTCGCCGGGCGCGCTGATGGATCTGGAATGGGACGATGTCGAGCTCTGGCTCGACCAGGCCGAATGGACCGCCAAGGCGGAAGCCGGCGAAAGGGTGGAGCGTTAGATGGCGCTGAAGTTCGCCATGATCGTGGAAATGGTGAACCGGCTGTCGAAGCCGGGGCGCGAGGCGCGCCGCGATCTGCGCGAGCTGGGCAAGTCGGCGCGCGATCTCGGGCGCGCCGGCGCAGTCGCCGGTCGCGGCATGGACAAGGCGTCGCGGTCGGCCGACACGATGCGCAACCGGCTCGGCGCGCGTTTGTTCACCAGCGTCCGCCGCCTCGCGGGACCGATGGGCCTGCGGGCGGTCGAAAAGGCAGGCTATGCCACCGGACGCGCGATCGGCTTCACTATCCGCCAGCTCGGCGGCCTCATGGTGCGGGCGGGCCAGTTCACCGTCGCGATGGGCGCACTGGCGACCGGCGCCCTGTTTGGCGGCGCGATCACCAACACCGCCGATTTCGAGCAGTATCAGATCATGCTCGAGGGGCTGGAAGGATCGGCGACGAAAGCAAGGCAGTCGCTCGATTGGGTGCGCAAGTTCGCCAAGCGCACGCCCTATGAGCTTGACCAGGTCATGCAGGCCTTCGTGAAGCTGAAGGCCTATGGCATCGATCCGCTCGACGGTTCGCTCGCCGCCGCCGGCGACGCCGCCGCCGGCATGTCGAAGGACGTGATGCAGGCGGTCGAGGCGCTTGCCGACGCACAAACCGGAGAATTCGAGCGACTGAAGGAATTCGGTATCCGCGCCCGCGTCGAGGGCAACCGGGTCGCCTTCACCTACATGAAGAACGGCAAGGAGATCACCCGCCAGACGTCGAAGAGTGCGGCGGAGATGAAGGACGCGATCACCGGCATCTGGTCCGACCGATTCGGCGGCCAGATGGATCGCCAGGCGGGCACGATGAAAGGCATCCTCGCCAACCTGAAGGACGGCTGGACCGACTTCACGCTGCGCGTTGGCCAGGCGGGCGTGTTCGACAAGGTGAAGGCCAAGCTTCAGGGCGTGCTCGAGTGGTTGAACGGCAAGCTGGACGACGGCTCGATCGACCGCTGGGCGAAGATGATCTCGGATCGGCTGGGCAAGGTCGTCGACAGCATAAAGGGCGTCAACGACGCCGATATCGGCAGTTTCATCAGCGACCTCGCCTCGGTCGCGAAGGCGTGCGTCGAGATCATCCGTCTGCTGGGCAAGGTCGCCAACGCCGTGCGCGCAATCGACAGTGCCTGGGCGAACTTCGACAAGCAGATTGACCGTTGGCAGCTTGGCGGCGCCGGTTGGGGCGATTATCTGCGCGGCCGCACCACTCTATTCGATTTCGGCGCCCCGTCGCGGGCACCCGCCAAGGCCACCGCCAAGCCGGCTGCGCGTGCGCCGGCCCGCGGCGTCCGCACCCAACCCATGAACCCCGCGTTCCTGCGAACGCCGGGCGCGCAGAAGGTCTCGGTCGGCGGCGCGATGGAGGTTCGGATCAAGGCCGATCCCGGCCTTACCGCCCGTCCCGGCAAGATGACCGCTGCGAATGCCGCGGTGCCGCTGGTCTATCGCGGCGGCGCGATGGTGAGCCGCGGCTGATGGCAATCGTTCCCCAGCAAGCGCCGGTACCGGCGCCCGCCGGCGAGACCCCTACGTGGCGCGATCGCTATGTGCAGGGCAGCTTCCGCGGCGTCCCCTTCAAGACCGAACAGCGCGAGCAGACTGGCGGGCGCCGGGTCGCGCTCAACGAGCTGCCGTTCCGCGACGATCCGGTCGGCGAGGATCTCGGTCGCAAGGCGCGCGACGCGCAGCTCGACTGTTTCGTCATCGGCCCCGATTACATGGACCGGCGCGACGCCCTGATCGATGCGCTCGAGGCATTCGGCCCCGGCACCTATGTCGATCCCTGGACCGGAAAGCAGAGCCAGGTCTATTGCGATGACTATCGCGTCGTAGAAACGACCGAAGAGGGCGGCATGGCCCGCTTTTCGATCCTGTTTCGCGAGAGCGGCGCCGCCAAGCCGATCGCATCGAGCGTCGACACCTCGGCTCTGTCGCAGTCGGTCGCCTCGTCGCTCACCGCTGATCTTCCCGTCCAGTTCGCCGACCGCTTCTCGATCGACAAGGCCGCGGGCTTCGTCGAGGATGCCGCCACCAGCCTGGTCGAGGCCGCAGCGATCGCGGCCGAGCTTGGCGCGGCGTCCTCGGGCGGGCTCGGCCAGGCGCTGCGCAGCTTCGAGACCGGCCTGCGCCTTCTTCCCGGCGGTACCGCGTCGCTACTTCGATCACCGCTTGCGCTGGGGCAGTCGATCGTCGGCCTTGTCGCTGCGGTCGCCGCGCTGTCGCCAGCGCCGCGCGCGCGGCTGCGCACGCTTGAGCCGCTGGCCCGCTACGGGGCTGGTTTGGACGCGGTGCCGCGCGCGACGCCTGCGCGCACACGGCAGGCCGACAATCAGGACGCCTTCGTCCACCTCGTCCGCGCCGCCGCCGGCGCCGAGCTGGTCAGCGCCGTCGCGGCGATCCGCTGGACTAACCAGCGCGACGCCACCGCGACGCGCGATCGCATCGCCGCAATCCTCGACGCCCATGCGCTGTCGGCCGCCGACGCGGGCGAGGATCTGCGCGCCGAACAGTTCGACCGGCTGCGCACCGCGCTGTCGCGCGATATCGGTGCCCGCAGCGCGGGGCTCGCCCGCGGCTATCGCTACACCCCGCGCGCGACTGAGCCGTCGCTGGTGATCGCGCAGCGCCTGCATGGCTTCGGCCGCACGATGGAAAGCCAGGCCGACGCGATCGTCGCGATGAACCGAGTACGCCATCCCGGCTTCGTCCCCGGCGGCGCCGCCCTCGATATCGTTGCGGAGGTGCGCAATGGCTGACCCCGCCGCCCCGCCGCGCGCCTCGCTGAAGATCAACGGCCAGCGCTATGAAGGCTGGACGTCGATCCGCATCACGCGCTCGATCGAGAGCCTCAGCGGCGAATTCACGCTGGAGATCGTCGTCCGCGAATATACCGATGCCCCCCGCTGGCCGCTCCGCACCGGCGACGCCTGCATCGTCGAGATCGACGGCGAGACCGTCATCACCGGCTTCATCGACGACATCGCGCCGCAGATCGACGATCGCGGCTATGGCATCACGGTCAGCGGCCGCGATCGCGCCGGAGACCTGGTCGACTGTTCGGCGATCGCCAAGCCGGGCAGCTGGACGGGCAAGAGCATCGAGGCGATCGCCGCCGAGCTGGCCAAGCCCTTCGGCATCGATGTCGTCGCGCGCACCGACACCGGTGAGAAGGTAAAGCGCTTCGCCCTGCAGCAGGGCGAGACCGTGCACGCCGCAATCGAGCGCCTGGCGCGCTATCGCGGCCTGCTCGCCGTGTCGAATGCCGCGGGCCAGGTCGAGCTGATCCGTCCGGGCGCCGGCGAAATTGTCGCGCAGCTCGTCGAGGGTGAGAATATCCTGCCGAACAGCAGCGCCCAGCACAGTGCGCGGGATCGCTTCAGCGACTATGTCGTCAAGGGGCAGGCATCGGGCGATGACCAGGTCAACGGCAAGACCGCGGCCTCGATCAAGGCCGAGGCCCGCGATCCCGCTATCACCCGCTATCGCCCGATGCTGGTCATTGCGGAGGATCAGTCGACCCCCGCCAACCTGCGCAAGCGCGCCGCCTGGGAAGCGTCGACCCGCGCCGCGAAGGCACAGCGCGGGACGATCCCCGTCGCCGGTTGGCGCGCCCCCAACGGCCAGCTCTGGCGGCCCGACCTTCGCGTCGGGGTCACCGCGCCCTTCCTGAAGATCGAGGGGACGATGCTGGTGACCGAGGTCGCGCTGGTGATGGACGAGCGCGGCACGGTGACCGAGCTCAGCGTCACGCCGCCCGAGGCGTGGAGCCTGCTGCCCGTTTCCGAGAGCGCGGACGCATCCGCAGTGGGGGCACCATGATGGAGGCCGTTCGCCGTGCGATGGCGCCGCTCGCCGGGCGCATCGAGCTGATGATCGGGCGCGCCGTCATCGCGGCCGTGAACGACGGTGCGCAGGCGCAGGCGCTCCAGCTCGAGCTCCTCGCCGACGAGGTGCAGGATGGCGTCGAGCGCTTTCAGGGCTACGGTTTCACCAGTCATCCGCACCCCGGCGCCGAAGCGCTGGTCGCCTTCGTCGGCGGCACGCGCAGCCACGGCGTCGTCGTCCAGGTCGAGGATCGCCGCTACCGCGTGAAGGGGCTTGCCGAGGGCGAGGTCGCGATCTTCGACGATCTGGACCAGATCGTCGTGCTGAAACGCGACGGCATCCGCATCGAAAGCCCGAACAAGGTCACCGTCGAGGCGCCCGAGGTCGAGGTCATCGCCGAAACCGTGACCGTCGAGAGCGACGATATCCGGCTCGGCGGCGCCGGCGGCGCCAAGGTCGCGCGGATCGGCGACGACGTCGACCTGGGAACCGGCAAGATCATCAGCGGCAGCGACAAGGTGACGGCGGAATGAGCGGGAAGACGCCAAACAGGGCGAGCCGCAGGGCAAACCGATCTCGCCAGCCGTGCCGTTCTTCCTACCGATGGGAAGTCGAGAAAGGCGACGCATTCGACGATGCCGCCGCCCTGATTAGCAAAATGACGTGTCACGTGTTCAAGGGAAAGCCGTCCCAGATTATTGGAACGCGCGAACGTGCCGGTGGCCGAGTTCTCGGACTGAAGGCGACCTATGGTCGCGGCGAGACGGTCAGAATCCGCTTTCGCAAGGATGGCAGCTACAGCGTCGAATTCGGTCTCTCAATCGCCACGAAGGTGGCGAAATGACCGACATCGCGCTCCTCTGGTCGAACGAGAGCTTCGGCGGCGATATCGCGGTCGACGGCGGCCGCCTGGTCACCGACGACGGCCTGCGCACCGCGATCATTGCCTCGCTGTTCACCGACGCCCGCGCCCGCGCCGACGATCCGCTGCCCGACGAGGGCGCAGATCGCAGAGGATGGTGGGGCAATGCCCATTCGCCTGTCGCGGGGCGGGAGCTCGGTTCGCGCCTGTGGCTGCTCGGCCGCGAAAAGCTGACCCCGCCCGTCGTCGAGCGTGCCCGCGGCTACGCGGCCGAGGCGCTCGCCTGGCTGAAGGACGACGGCATCGTGTCGGCGCTCACCGTCGAGGCAGCGCGCATCGGCAACCAGCTGCTGGCGCTGAAAATCGTCGTCGACCGCCCCAGCGGCCCCGCGCGGCAGGTTTATGATTTCGTGTGGGAGGCCAGCCTGTGAGTTTCATTCGTCCGACGCTGACCGCGCTGATCGAGCGCATCCGCGCCGATCTCGACAGCCGCCTGCCAGGCGCCGACAGCCGCTTGCCGGCCAGCGTCCTCGACGTGCTCGCGCGGTCCTACGCCGGCGCCGCAAGCGGCCTCTATGGCTATGTCGACTGGCTCTCGCGCCAGATCCTGCCCGACACCGCCGACGAAGAGCTTCTCGGCCGCCATGCCGCGATCTGGGGCTTGACGCGCAAGGGCGCGGTTGGCGCCGCGGGCAATGTCGGCCTGACCGGCGTGCAGGGCACAGCGGTGCCGATCGGCACCTCGCTGCTCCGCGAAGACGATGTCGAGTTCGTCACCACCGCCGCGGTCAACCTTGGCCTGGGCACGACGATCGTCCCGGTCGAGGAGGTTGCGGGCGGACCTGCCGGTAACACCGCGTCGGGCACCGTGCTGCGCTTCACCGCGCCGATCGCGGGCGTCAACGCCGGGGCGGCGGTGCAGGCGCCGGGGCTGACCGGCGGCGCGGCCGAGGAGGATGACGAGGCGCTGCGCACCCGTCTTCTCGCGCGCATCCGCACCCCGCCGACAGGCGGATCGGCGGGCGATTATGAACGCTGGGCGCTGGAGGTGCCCGAGGTGACGCGCGCATGGGTGTTCCCGCAGTGGATGGGCGTCGGCACGGTCGGAGTGACCTTCGTTCTCGACGGCCGCGAGGATATCCTGCCCCAGCCCGCGGACCTTGACGCGGTAGAGGCGTGGATCGAGCCGCGCCGCCCGGTCACGGCCGACCTTGTCGTCTTTGCGCCCGACCCTTTCCCGATCGACCTTCGCATCCGGCTGATCCCCGACAGCGCCGAAACGCGCGCCGCCGTCGAGGCCGAGCTGCTCGACTTCTTCGCCCGCGACGCAGAGCCCGGCGGCACGATCTTCATTTCGCGGCTGCGCGAGGCGGTGTCGATCGCCGCGGGCGAGGTCGCGCATGATCTGGAGCTGCCCGAGCTCAACACCACGGCGCCGGCGGGCTCGCTGCCCGTGCTGGGCGATATCGAGTTCCTATGAGCACGGCCCCGTCGACCAGCCAGATCGCGCCGCACAGCGCGCATGCCTATCAGGCGCAGCTCGCCGCGCTGCTGCCCCACGGCCGCGCCTGGCCGCGCGAGGATGGCAGCACGCTGATGCAGCTTGCCCACGCGAAGGCGGAGGAGCTGGCGCGCATCGACGGCCGCGTCTCCGATCTCCTCGAGGAGGTCGACCCCCGCACCACGCTCGAGCTGCTCGACGACTGGGAACGCGTCGCCGGCCTGCCCGACAGCTGTATCGCCGCGCCCGATTCCATCGCCGAAAGGCGCGCCGCCATCCAGTCGCGGATCACGGCGATCGGCGGCCAGACGGTCGGCTATTTCGTCGACCTGGCCGCGACGATCGGCTTCGCGATCACGGTCGACGAATTCCGGCCCTTCCGCGTCGGAAGCGGCGTCGGCGACCGGCTTTGCGGTGAAGGCTGGGCGCATGTGTGGCGGGTCAACGTCCAGCCGCCCGCCGCCGACGCCGGCTTCGGGCTTACCATCCGCTATTTCCGTGTCGGGCAGAGCGCGGTCGGCGAACGCCTCGTCGGCTTTGGCTCGCTCGACCTCGAATGCATCATCCGCCGCGCGGCGCCGGCGCATTCCACCGTCATCTTTGCTTACGACATCGATCCCGACCCCATCGTCTGGTTCGATTTCACCCTGCCTTAAGGAGGCCAAAATGCAGCGTATCGCCGGACCCGGCCATGTCGACAACCGCTTCAGCGAAGGCAATCCGAACATCGGGCAGCAAGCCACGATGGTCACCGCCGCCTTCATGAATTCGGTGCAGGAGGAGATTGCCCGAGCGTGTGAGCTCGCCGGTATCGCGCTCGACCCTGACAACAACGAACAGCTCTATGCCGCCATTCTCGCGATCGCGGTCGGCGCTGCGGGCGCCGGCGGCGGCGCGGTACCGACGACGCGCACCGTCACCGGCGCCGGGCTGGCGACGGGCGGCGGCGATCTTGCCGCCGATCGCGTCATCACCGTGGCCAAGGCGAGCGCGGCCGAAGTGCTGGCGGGGGTCAACGATACCAAGGCGGTGACGCCGCTGGCGCTTCAGGGCGGCGCGGGCGGCCGCCTGCTCGCCGGCATCGGCTATGTCACCATCTTCGGCTTCATCATCCAGTGGGGTACCTACAGCGTCGGCGCGAACAGCTCGGTCAGCGTCACCTTCCCGACGACTTTCCCCACGATGTGCGTCCACGCCGACGTCGCCGGCGGCCGCCTCGACTATGGCGCCCAGGACAACAATCCCGTCGTCAGCGGCAAATCGGCCAGCGGCATGACCGTTTTCAACGCGACCGACGGGGTTGGCGTAACCGGCACCTATCTGGCCATCGGCTACTGAGGAGATCGACATGGACCATTATTTCAGCCCCTCGACCGGCGGTTTCTATAACGAGGCGATCCACGGCGCGCGCATGATCGCCGAGACGCTGACCGAGCGGCAGATCAAGGCCGGCCGCCAGCCGAAGTTCCTGCCCAACCCGCTGTGCCGGATTCCGCCCGATGCAAAGCTGATCAGCAAGGCCGAATGGGAACGGCTGATGGCCGCGCAGGGCGAGGGCAAGGTTATTGCCGTGCAGGTCGATCGCGTCGTCGCCATCGATCCCGCGCCGTCGACCGCCCAGGAACAGATCGCCGCGATCCGCGCCCGCCGCGATCGCCTGCTCGCCGCGACCGACCCGATGGTCACCGTGCCCGACTATCCGATCGCCGACGATCGCCGCGCGGAACTGCTCGCCTGGCGCGCCGCGCTGCGAGACTTTCCCGCCGAGGTCGAGCCGTTGCTCCCGGCCGACACGACGAACCTGTGGCCGCCGCGTCCGCTGTGGCTGGGCGAGAATGGAGAACTGCTATGAGCCGCCGCAAGCAGGCCGCCTTGGCGGTACCCGCGACCGACGAGGGCGCGATCGCGCTGATCGCCACCTATGGCGAGGTCGAGCGGACGATCCGCATATCAGCCGAGGAAGCCGACAGGATCGCCGCGGAAGCGAAGGCTGTTCACGACGCGCTCGTTGCCGAATGTGCCCCGCTTCAGCGTGAGCGGTTCGCCGCGTTGAAATCATGGTGGGAAGCCGGGGGCGCCGCGCGCATGGCCGGCAAGAAGCGGTCGGCCGAGCTCGCCGGCGCGAAGATCGGCACCCGCCTCGGCAACAAGTCGGTGCGCCTGCCGCGCGGCACGAAGGTCGAAGCGATCGTCGAATATCTCCGCAGCCTGCGCTGGATTGGCTCATCGCGCTTCGTCCGGACGAAATATACGCTCGACAAGGACGCGATCATCGCTGCCTGGCCCGACGAAGCCGACACCCGCAAGGTTTTTGAAGACCAGGGTGTCACCGTCGCCCAGGACGACGAATTCTTCATCGACGTCGGCCCGGCCGAGGCGGCGATCGCCGCGAACAAAGCCGACTGATCGAGATGTCGACGATCCCTTCATTGAGGCGCGGCGAGACCTGGACGATCCTGCTCGACGACGTTGATGGCACAATCGCTGCCGACGTCGTGGCGATTACAGCCGATCTGCGCCGGGGAATTCTCACGCCACCGAAGGTTCATCCGGTCGGCAAGCCGAAGGTCGCTTCCTTCGAAATAGCTGCGCGCGCTTCGGAGGGGCAAGGCGATCCGGCTGGGTGGACGCTGACCCTGTCGGACGAGGCGAGCGCCCTCGTTCCGGCGGGCGGTTATGTCGTCGACGCGCGCCTGACCTTCGCGGGCGGGACGGTGCTGGTCACCGACCCGCTGCCGATCCGTTGCGTCGAGCCCGCGACGGTGCCGGCATGACGTGCGCCGCGAACCTTCGCTGGCGCGTTCCCGCGACCTGCACGACGGCGGCGGCCGCCGCGATCGGCCCAGCTGGCCGATCGGCAACATGGATCGAGGGGACGCTGGGCGACGGCGTCGCCGCCGAATTCACGATCACCCACGACCTGGGGACGCGCAACGTCGGGGTCGAGGTCATCGAGAATGCCCCGCCTTATCGGACGCGCATCGCCAACGTCGAGCGGCCGACCGACGACACGGTCAGGATCGTCTTCGGCACCCCGCCGACCGTCAACCAGTATCGCTACATCCTGCACGGCCCGCCGGGCCCGGCAGGGCAATAAGGAGACTTAGAGTGCACAAGATTGTTTTCGATCGCCGGTACAAGCATGGCCGGATCGACTATCAACCAGGCCCGACCTACGGGTTCGAAGACCCTGACGCCGCGCCCTTTTTCAAGGCGCTGGGCATCGCGGCCGACAGCGACGGCGAGGCCGACGTCATCATCACGATCGGCGAATGCGACGTCCATCCCTGCACCGTCTGGGGCACCGGCCCCGACAAAGGGCGTTTCGTGATGCCCGAGCGGGCCGCCGCGGCGCGTGGCCTGACGATCGAAGAGGCCCAGGCTTTCGTCTGGGACGGAGTGGAGAACCTCGATGCCTAAATGGATGAACGACAGCGGCGCCGACGCGGCGCTCAACTGGTGGACCGACGCCGATCGCATGACGGCCTGCTCGGCGCAGCCGGCGACCTATGCCGAAGGCAATGCGACCTATGCGCTTGCCGATGTGGTTCCGACCTTCGACGCGCTTGCGAACGGCGATACGAGCGGGCGAAAGCGCGGCATTCAGGCAAAGTCGGCTGTCGTCGTCGACGTGTCGGGTACGGTGAACGGCATCGCGCTGTTGAAGACCGGGGACACGACGCTGCGATATTTCACGACGACGACCCCGCAGGCCGTCGTCAATCCGGGCACCGTCGACATCGGCGCCTGGAAAATCGAAATCGCAGATCCGGCGTAGTTCGATGTCCTTCCTCCTCGACATGGTGAAGGTCAACGTGACGTCGACCGGCACCGGCACCCTGACGCTCGGAACGGCGATCGCCAGCTTTCTGACTATTGCGGGCAGCGGAGGAGTTGACGGGCGAGAATATTCTTATGTGATCGAAGAGGGTTCGGCGCGCGAGGTTGGCTGGGGGGTGGCCGGATCGAGCGGCACGACGCTGACCCGTAATTGCCTGCGCTCGACAAACTCGAATTCGCCGATCAGCCTGTCGGGCTCGGCGATCATGTATATCTCGCCCAACACCCGTGATTTCGATCAGTTGCCGGGATTGAAGACCGCCTATCGGTCGGGGATGATGTACGGCCCGTCTGGCTGGGTCCAGACGAACGATGCCGACGCTCCCGTCGCTGACCGGATGCAGCTTGTTCCGTGGCCGATCCTGCGCCGGGTTTCGATCAAGAGCCTGCATTTCTACATGGCGACGGGCGCGACCACTGGTCACAAGACGCGCATCCTCATTTATCGCATGGGGCCAAATGGCCACCCGCTCGGCGCACCGGTTTACGACAGCGGTGCCCTGACCACGGAAACCGCAAGCACCGACATCGATATTACCGGCCTTAGCCTCATTCTGGAGGCTGGCATGTATCTGGCGTGTTTCTGGGCCAACAACGGCACCTACCGCTTCGGACGGTGCAATGGGACTACAAACGCCGTGATGATGGCCATAGCAGCCGGCGCCTTGCTCCGGGGCGGTGGTTTCGGAGCGGGGATGGTGGCCAATGCAACGTTCACCGGGTCCGCTCCGACGTTCACCGACACCGCGAGCGAGATGTATTCACCGATTGGCGGGGAGCCGTCCTATTTGGGCGCGGACGCGCCTTGCCTGACGTTCAAGGTGACCTGACATGAGGCTCGAATTTACCCCCGAAGGGACGATGCTCATTGCCGACGATGGCACGCGTCGCGAATTGAAAGAGGGCGAGGATCAGGAGACGGTCGCGGCTGCATTTCGTGCCGAGCATCCCGACAAACCGGGGCCCGTCCCGCAAAGCGTCTCGCCCGCTGACTTCCGCATTGCGCTGGATCAGATGGGGCTGCTCGACGAGGTGGAGGCCTATGTAGCGACGCTGCCCAAGGCCGCGCAGATCAAGTGGCAGTGGGCCGTCTCCATTGACCGCGACAACCCGTTGATCGCCGCCGCCGCGCAGTCCGAAAACTGGTCGGTCGAACAGGTCGACGGGGTGTTCCGACTGGCAGGCTCGCTGGCGAGCTCGCTGGCGTGACGATGCGCGCGATCCGCATCCAGCAGGTCGCGCTGATGATCGCGTTCGCCCTGATCGCGATGCTCTGACATGCTGGGCTTGTATCCGCTTGGCGGGGCGGCGCTGGGGGATGACGGCGCCCCCACGACGCCGACTGCCACGGTCGGCAGCGCGGCCCATGCTCATACGGCGACCAGCCCGACGCTCGGCGCGAAATCGTCGGTATCACCTGCTGACGCAGCGCACGGCCATGCCGCGACGTCGCCGACGCTCGCGGCGAAAAGCAGCGTATCGCCCGCGGCCAGCGGGCACGGGCACAGTGCGACGACGCCTACCCTCGCCGCAAGGAGCTCGATCGCCCCGGCAGACAGCGCGCATGGGCATGCCGCTAGCGCTCCGACGATCGCCGCCAAGAGCGCCGTAGCCCCAGCTTCGGCCGTACATGGGCATGAGGCATCGCAGCCGAGCGTCGGCGTTGCGGGCACAGTATCGCCCGCCAGCGCCCTTCACGGCCACGCTGCGACATCGCCCGCGCTCGCGGCGCGGACCAGCGTGGTCGTGGCAAGCGGCGGACATGGCCATCTCACGACCTCGCCGATCCTTGCGGCCCGCTCGATCGTCGTGCCTGCATCCGCGCTTCATGGCCACGTCACCACAATGCCGCTGGTCAAGCCGCCATCATCGGAAGGGGCAATGTACGTCGGCGCAATGAGCGAGGCCGAATTGTTCGTCGGCACCGAAGGCGCGGCCGATCTGTATGTCGGCGCGGGGAGTTTTTTTTGA